AGAACGAAAAGAGAGGAAGAAGAAATGAACGTCAAGTTAGTGTGGGTTACCCCCGATGCGGAGGAGAAGGTAGCGTACATGGCTCGTGTTTCAAACCCTAGTAATCAGGATAACAAGGAGACTGCTCCAAAGCTACTTCGATACCTGATGAAACATAAACACTGGTCACCATTTGAGATGGTTAACGTCTGTATGGAGATTGAATGTACACGAGATATTGCGCGACAGATTATTCGCCACCGCTCGTTTAGCTTTCAAGAGTTCAGTCAGCGTTATGCAGAGGCTTTCGACATGGAGTATGGTGAGGTTCGGTTGCAGGATGAGAAGAATAGGCAAAACAGCCTCCCTACCGAAGATCGAGAGTTGCAGCGTTGGTGGGATGAGCAGCAGGCGAAAGTAGTTGCACAGGCTCGTTACTCCTATGGTGCTGCACTTAACAACGGCATCGCTAAAGAGGTGGCACGTAAATTGTTGCCAGAAGGGTTGACAATGAGTCGGATGTATATGAACGGCACGTTGCGGAGTTGGATGCACTATGTTGACATCCGCTGTGATGAAGCAACACAAAAGGAACATCGTGAAGTAGCGGATAAATGTAAAGCAATCCTGACTGAACAGTTCCCCAGTATTTATGGAGGTTAACATGGAAGATAAACAGTATTACCATTTCAAGAAGACTAGCTCACGACCTAGTGTGACAACAACCAGCGAACACTTTTACGTTTGTGGTGAGGACGCACGATGGGATGATGTTATGCGACAGTTTGCAGCGTTCCTAGATTCTTGTGGTTATGTCGGCGTCTACGAAAAGGTTGACCTGATGTTGGACAGCTATTGGGATGACGGTAAATGAAAATATTAGTTATTCCTGACTGTCAAGTAAAGCCGGGAGTAGCTACTGACCACCTTACGTGGGCTGGGAAGGCTATCTGTGATTATCGACCAGACGTTGTTATCAACATTGGCGACTTCGCGGATATGCCCTCCTTATCAACCCACGATAAGGCTGGTAGTAAATACTTTGAAGGGAAGCGGTACAAAGATGACATTGCCGCTGCCCAGATCGGTATGAAGAAGCTGCTCAAACCGTTGCGTGACTTACAAGCAACACAGAAGGCGACAAAACACAAGGTTTACAAGCCTCGTTTGATCTTAACAATGGGTAACCATGAGAACCGCATCAACCGCGCAGTGGCTAACACGCCTATGCTGGAAGGTGTGATTTCGACTGATGACCTAAACTATAAAAAAGATTGGGAAGTATATGAATTTCTTAAACCTGTTTTTATCAATGGTGTTGGTTTCTGCCACTACTTCCCTGTTGGTGCTATGGGGCGACCTGCTAGCTCTGCTAGTGTTATTGTTAATAAGCTCCACATGTCTTGTGTTGCAGGGCATCAACAAGGTAAACAAGTCGCTTACGGCAAAAGAGCAGACGGGACAGCAATCTGCGGAATAATCGCTGGTTCGTTCTACCTACACGACGAGGATTACATGGATCAACTAAGCAACACACATTGGCGAGGGTTGGTCATGTTAAACGAAGTCAAGGATGGAGCGTTTGACGAGATGTTTTTATCTATGAATTACTTGGAGAAAAAGTATGAATCCAATAGGAATACCGAATCCTAAGCATAAGCATAGGTTCACAATCTTCGGGGTTGTGGGAGGATACAATCCAAAGAAAGACATTGCCGTGACAGGCGCCACATTTGAGGAGTTGAAGAAAAAGATGAATACACCAATCGTCGCGTCGTGGTTGAAAGAATACGATTTAGTCTTACCTGATTTTTTCAAATGCTGACGATTCCTGACATTTGTGATAAACTCAAACGTCTTGACGAGGTAACAATCTTGGAGTTGTTAGAGATTAACAGCGAAGAGATTGTTGCCAAGTTCCAAGACCGTATCGAAGACATGGCTGATTATTTAGAGGAACTACTTGATGACAATTAAAATCAACTTGGAGCGTGATAAGTTGTTCGATGCTTTAGGCATCCAGCGACTGCGCGAAAGTTACATGATGGAACACGAGGTTAGCCCACAGGAGAGATTTGCGTATGTATCGGAAGCTTTTAGCAGCGACCCTGCCCATGCTCAGCGACTTTATGAGTATAGTAGTCAGCATTGGCTCAGTTATAGCACTCCTATTCTTTCTTTTGGTCGTAGTAAGCGTGGACTTCCTATTAGCTGCTTCCTTAACTATATGGAGGACAGTGCCGAGGGTCTGGTGGATAATTTGTCGGAAACCAATTGGCTCTCTATGCTTGGTGGTGGTGTCGGCGTCCATCTTGGCATTAGGAATAGTGATGACAAATCAACTGGTGTCATGCCTCACCTCAAAATGTACGATGCTTCCTCCTTGGCATATCGTCAAGGACGTACACGCCGTGGGTCTTACGCTGCTTTTTTGGACATCTCTCATCCTGACATTATCCAATTTCTGGAAATGCGTAAGCCAACAGGTGACCAAAACCTGCGTACTCTTAACCTTAATCATGGGATCAATATCTCTGATGAGTTTATGGAGCTTATCGAGCGGTGCATGAAGGACGGTGACGCCAATGATGACTGGGAATTAAAGAACCCAGCTAATGGCGAAACAGTGGAAGTGGTTAGTGCTAAGGCGTTGTGGCAGAAAATCCTGGACTTGCGTATGCAGACAGGTGAGCCGTATCTGATTTTTATCGATACAGCTAATCGTGCGTTACCGTCTTGGTTGGATGACAAGGGATTGCAGATCAATGGGTCAAACCTGTGTACTGAAATCTTCCTGCCTACCAGTGCCGACCGAACAGCAGTTTGTTGTTTGTCGAGTGTGTATTTGGTGTATTACGATGATTGGAAAGATAACAAACAGTTCATTCCAGATATTATGGAAATGCTTGACAACGTTATTGACTATTTCATCACTAACGCTCCTGACCACATTCGCCGCGCTGTTCGTTCTGCTACCGCTGAGAGGTCTGTTGGACTTGGTTCGTTAGGTTTTCATGCCTACTTACAAAAGAACAACATACCAATTGATGGTGTTATGTCTAAACTGACTAACAAAGATATTTTTAGTCACATTAACAAGGAATGTTTACGTGCAGACAATATTCTGTTTCGCAAGAGAGGCGCTTGTCCGGATGCGGCTTGGTCTGGGGTTGACAGGCGTTTTAGTCATCACATGGCTATTGCTCCCAATGCTTCTTCCAGTCTTATTATGGGTAACACTTCGCCATCCATTGAGCCGTATCGAGCAAATGTATTTAGGCAGGATACTCTAAGTGGCGCGTTTGTCTACCGTAATCGATTCTTGTCTAAACGTCTTGCTGATCTTGGTATGGACGATGACGACACTTGGGCTTCTATTATTGCCAACGATGGTAGCGTTCAGCATTTGGACGTTCCCGAAGACGTAAAAGAAGTGTTTAAAACAGCGATGGAGATCGACCAGCGATGGTTGGTTGAACTAGCAGCAGATCGGCAACAGTTTATCGATCAGGGACAGAGTGTTAACCTATTCTTCCGACCCGATACAACGATTGCCTACCTACACGCAGTTCACTTCATGGCGTGGAAGATGGGTCTAAAGAGCTTGTATTACCTGCGTAGCGATAAGGTGCGTAAGGCAGACAAGGTTGGTGCTCAGATTCAACGTCAGCGCATTGAGGAGACTATTGACATGACAGCCATTGCAAACGGGGAAACATGTCTCGCTTGCGAAGGTTAAGCTGGATCAGGTGGTTAGAGATAATCACCTGTCTACACATTATTGTTAACGTATGGAGACATTGGTAATGAAGATATTGAAGTTTTATGCTGATTGGTGCAACCCCTGCAAAGCCCTGAGTGCTGTTATGGCTAAGGTGGAGCATGATGTACCTATCGTTGAGATTAACGTGGACACAGATAGGGAGACAGCAGCCTTCTATGGCATCCGCACTATCCCCACCATGTTGTTGATTGATGAGAATGAGAACATTGTTAACCGCAAAGGTGGTACAATGAATGAAGATGGATTCCGAGCATTTTTAAAGGGCTAACATGAAACCGCAACTAACAGAAGAACGAAACACATTCAAGCCATTCAAGTACCCGTGGGCGTATGACGCTTGGTTACAGCATGAGCAGAGCCATTGGCTACATACAGAAGTACCGATGGGTGAGGATTTAAAAGATTACCAGAAGAAGCTCAGTAAGCAGGAGAAGGACTTCCTAACCAAAATCCTACGCTTCTTTGTGCAGGGTGACCTAGACATTGGTGACGGTTATTACACACATTACCTTCCAGTGTTTAAACAGCCAGAAGTGCGTATGATGATGTCAGGTTTTGCTGGTCGTGAGGCGTTACACGTAGCTGCCTATGCCCACCTGATCGAGACACTTGGTTTGCCTGAGAGTACGTACAACGAGTTCATGCAGTATGGTGAGATGGTGGAGAAACATGAGTACTACCAGAACCTAAACGATGCACCTGTTGCGGAGAAGATCGCGACAATCAGCGCATTCGGCGAGGGTATGCAACTGTTTAGCTCGTTTGTTATGTTGCTGAACTTCGCTCGTAACGGTAAGCTTAAAGGGTTGGGTCAGATCATCGCATGGTCAATCGTGGATGAGACACAACACGCTGAGGGTATGATTAAGGTGTACCGTGAGTGGGTTAAACAGAACCCTGATGAGTCCACCAGCGACCGTATCAAAGAGATCGCGCAGGAGATGGTAGCCTTGGAAGACAAGTTCATCGACCTTGCCTTCGGTATGTTTGATGTTGAGGGTTTACGAGCAGAGGAGGTTAAACAGTACATTCGTTACATTGCTGATCGTCGTTTGATTAGCATGGGAATGAAAGGTGTCTTTAAGGTGAAGAAGAATCCCCTGCCTTGGGTGGATGGGATGCTTGGTGTTAGCCATACCAACTTCTTTGAACAACGTGTAACAGACTATTCCAAAGGAGCCACTAAGGGCACTTGGGATGATGTATGGGGGAAAGCAGCTTAAATGGTAACAAAAAAACGAGCAGTAGAACCAGAACAAAAGCAAAACAGCTTGAAGATGCGTCTGGATGATATGATTACAATCCAGCCCAAAACAGAGAAACAGAAAGAGTTCTTTGACGCCTACCAACAGGGTCATTACTTCTGCGCTCTGTCTGGGGTGGCTGGTACGGGTAAGACCTACATTGCCTTCTACAAGGCGCTAGAAGAGGTCATGGACAAGTCTAACCCGTATCAACGGCTGGTAATCATTCGTAGTAGCGTACAGAGCCGTGAGATGGGACATTTGCCGGGCGATGCAGAAGAGAAGATGAACCAGTTTACAGAGCCGTATAAACAGATTGCGGCTGAACTGTTCAAACGCAAAGACGCATGGGATCGGTTAGTCGAACAAGGGTATGTGGAGTTTCTGTCTACCTCGTTTATTCGGGGAACTACGTTTAACAATGCAATTGTCATTCTTGATGAGAGTCAAAACTGTACAATGCACGAGTTAGACACAATCATTACTCGTATCGGTCATACGTCTAAGTTCTTCCTGTGTGGTGACTACCGACAGGTTGACCTGACTAAGAAGAACGATAAGAGTGGTTTGTTAGAGTTCTTGACCATCCTACGGGCAATGAAAGAGTTCACTGAGATTGAGTTCTCGGTTGCCGACATTGTTCGTAGTAGTCTGGTTAAGAATTACATCATTGCAAGAATTAAACATGAGGATAGTAAATATGAGCTTACACATTAACATGCGACTTGGTATCGGTTTCGACATCGAGCATAACGATAACATCTGCCACGTAGTCGGTGATGAAGAGGGACGGTTTATTGCCGCCTATGAGGGGTTGTTAATCAAAATCCCATTCTTCTCCATCTACATTGGTGAGTTCTCTGAACTAGATGATGAAGTCTTAGAAATCCAAGACTAAAAAAAAGCCCCGAAGCATTTCTGCCTAGGGGCTTTTTTGTTTATTGACGTTGGACGCCTACATCGCGTATCACACCACCTCGGACAGCGGCTCCGCTAACATTTCTGATAGCAGTTTGTGCAGTTCCGAGTTCATCAAGAACTTTCTCACCTTTCGGTACGATAGATAAGAACGAAGCTCGCATATCAGGACTCATACGTTGTACCATCAACTCGACAACAATGTTCATCCGATCCTTTGGTAGGTTATCAATGAACGTTGCCAACTTCTGGGGATTCAACATCAGGTCAGCAATCTTGGCGTCAAATTCCTTTTGGGAACCATGCTGCATCCAACCAATGATTGTTTTGGTTAATGTCAGACCTTTATCTAAGAGCGCGGGTAAATTCCTAGATTCTGGTTGTACACCTTCACTTGCCTTACCATAAGAAGCTGATAACGCTGCTCGTTCCTTACGGCTAACATCAGAGGCTACACTCTTTAGGATGTTAACCTGACGGGGAGTGGCGAAGTCTTCTAACTTGTCGTAACTACGTCCAGTGATATCTTTGATAGTGTCGGTAACGTTATTAACCGCCTGAACGAACGTACCAGCCTTTTGAGCACCACTTGCACTATCTACCCCTAGCTTACC